CAGTGACTACCAGCACATTGGCGTTACCAGCTGATGTAATACTGACATTTCCACTGGACGTGATGGTGATGTTGCTGGTGCCATTGGCCAGTGGTCCGATAACGTTTCCACCAGTGATGTTGCCAGTAACACTGAGTATACCACTTACACTGTTAATATTACCAAATGTAGCATTGGCTGTGATCACTGCATTGCCGGCACCGATATTACCCACATTGGCGTTGCCTGTGACAGTAATTGCTGTTACATTAGCATTTGTAGCACCAATATTTCCCACATTGGCATTGCCTGTGACACTGAGTATACCACTTACACTGTTAATATTACCAAATGTAGCATTGGCTGTGATCACCGCGGCTGTAGCACCAATATTGCCCACATTGGCATTGCCTGTGATCACCGCGGCTGTAGCACCAATATTTCCCACATTGGCATTGCCTGTGACCGTAATTGCTGTTACATTAGCATTGGTAGCACCCAAATTACCCACATTAGCGTTGCCAGTAACACTGATGGTATTACCCACCGTGATGAAGTTGGCATTCACATACCCACTGGTATTGACATTTCCACTGCTGCCAGTGATGTTGGCATTTCCGATAGTGACCCCGTATTCTATGGTAAAATTCTGTAACGCCATTGCTGATCTCCTGGTGGTATGCTTGTTACAAGTTATTTATGGCAATTACTGCTGATTTACATGGTTAAATCTTAGTAGAAAATACTTTGACGCTGTTGCCAGCGCCTGTGCCAGTGGCTCTGAGACGCACATTACCACCGGATATATCTGCGTCCAGATTAATCAGTTTTATGTTGTTGGTCACACTGGCATACACCGTGAGATAAGCATTGGTGCCGTCGTTGACCAGAAAAGCCTCAGTGCTGTGGTAGTTGCTGCCATTGGTGGTCTGAATAATATACTTGGCTGTGGTGTAAGTACCCACCGCAAACTGATCCACTGTGGTGGCTGAAGTGCCCACCGCCACCGCTGCTGAATTACTCAGCACAGTGGGTGTGCTGACACTGGTGCTGAAATTTCCAGTGGTAACACCGATGTTGTTACCACTGATCACCAGCACATTATTCACATACAGATTACCCAGATTGGCTGACAGCACTGTGCCGCCCAGATCCAAGCTGTTGCCGCTGGCAAAGATAGTACCAAACCTAGCAGTGGGTGTACCGATATTAATAGTGTTGTTACTGGTGGGGTAAATGATGTCACCCACTGTGGTTTTACCAGTGACACTGGCATTACCGCCCAGGTTTAAGTTGCCACCCACGCCCACTCCGCCGGATACCGTGAGTGCGCCAGTGACTGTGTTGGAGCTAACAGTGGTATTGGTAATACTGAGTGCTATGTTAGTGGTGGAGCCCGCCGTGGTGATTACTTGAAGATCCGGCGAAAATAAACCATAGGGCAGCGGGCGCCAATTAGTGGTGCCATCTCCTATTTTGACTTTACGAGTATCAGTTTCAATACCCATTTCGCCATCAGCCAAGACAGGATTTGCTGAAGTCCATTCACTCGCCAATCCTCGTCTAAACTGAAATTGAATATAAGGCATCTACAGTAAGCTCCATTGTTTATTTATTCTAAACCACGCCACCACAATCAAATGCTGGTCCACCCACATGGGATATACTAGGGTAACCTCCGTCAAAATTAATAATTCCAGCCACCCCAGGAATTCCCTGTGTGCCCTGAACGCCAGTTGCGCCAGTAGCACCTGACCCCGTGGCTCCAGTTACGCCAATATTTCCCTGAGTGCCCTGCACGCCAGTTGCGCCAATAGTTCCCTGATATCCCTGAGAGCCCTGAACGCCAGTTGCGCCAAAAGTTCCCTGATTTCCTTGTGTGCCCTGAACGCCAGTTGCGCCAATAGTTCCCTGATATCCCTGTGTACCCTGGGAGCCAGTCCAGCCGCGAAATCCCTGAATACCCTGTGATCCCTGAACACCAGTTGCCCCCCTAAGGCCATCTATACCAGCCGTGCCTGATGCGCCCTGAGCGCCCTGAGCACCCTGAGCGCCCTGAGCGCCCTGAGCACCCTGGTTGCCAATGCCGCCGTTGGTGACCAGTGTCTGCCAGGATGCTGAGTAATAGATACGCAGTTGACCAGTGCTGTGCTGATACCATAAATCTCCCACAGCCGCATCTGTGGGTGCAGTTTCAAAAATTTTAACCGGGACCACTTCCACACCAGCAACACCAGTGGCCACGGTGACTGTTACATTGTTACCGAAATTCAGTGTGGCTGCTGTGCCCTGTAATGATCCGTTATCCCGAACTTGTACAGCACCAGTGCCACCACCCAGTATGGGTACCCCGCCAGGAGTTATGCCATTGCTGAGTCTGAGTTCACCAGTGTCAATATCAAAGAAGATATTACCCCGCTCACCAATATACTCAGTGACAGGCGCGGGTACTAGACTGGCTTTGATTTTGCGAAAAAATCCCATGATAACTCCCGTATCTGTTATTTATGGATGGGAGTTACCGGGCATGGCAACTATGGCTTTTTTGTTCACAGCTCTGCGCTGGTGCGGAATACCGCTGTATAAGCTGATCCCAAGCACGCTGGATATTCTGACACACTGTTTCAGTTAGCCTGAGCCTCAGTGATTCACCCAGCATCAAACGACCACAGAATGCGCACATATTAAGTTCAGTTCTAACTTGATACTCCAGCAATCGGCTGCTGCGATGTGTGCTTTCGTGGAATTTTTCGTAATACCTCTTGGCTGCTTCTAAATCCAAAATCTGGTTGCCAACATCAGACTTGTTGTCAGCACTTTCCAGACTTTGCTTTAGTACATCCAGATGTTGCTGTAATGGTGGACTCCAGCGAGCATCACCATCGTCAATTTTTGCCACAGTCTGTGCTTCAGCATCTGATGTCTTGGCGCTGAGCCCGCCCAGCTTGCGAGCGATGGCACTGCGCAAATCCTGCTCGTCATCGCCGGATTCAAAGTCACCATGTATTGTTATTTCAAAGTCTTTAAATCTCATGTGGTATCTCAGTGAATATTTAGCATAAACATCTAAATAACCGGTAGCAATTTCAGTGATGTAGTCCGGTGGCTTCTACGGTCGTGTTGTCAGCTTCAATGGTGATTTTCATAATGTCTTTGTCTTATTTCCATACTGGAATGTAGCCAGTAGAACCGTCCGAAGTCAGCACCTTCAGCCACGTATACGGCGCTGCGTTCGTGGTAGCAGGGGAGTTTGTACCCAGCAGCGCAGTCCCAGCTCCGGTAGAATTGAGGCCGCTGAATTTCATGAGCCCGCCGATTTCAAACACCTGTGTAGAGCTTGTGTCCGCTGCTCCACGAGTGATAACGACACGAGTCGCGCCTGTCGTTGCAGTCGAATTGTAGAATGTCGCTGTTCCGCCAACGGTGAAAGAAATACCGTTGTTTACGGTTACAGATGCCCCCCCAAACGTCATTAGCTGATTTGTTAAACCGGTGTCATAGATAGACGCAATCAGCAAGTTCCGGGAAGCATCAGATAGTAGGTTACCGCTGATTCTGTATGCTGTGCTTGCGTTGATCGTACCGGAAGCGTCGAGAGTGTAACCCGGCGTTGTCGTCCCGATGCCGACGTTGCCGTTTGCCAGAATCGTCGCTCTAATTCCGCCCGGAGTCCCTAACTGTAGAGCTGAACCACTGGAACCAGCAGCTAAGAAAGTGGCATAGGCCAACGTACCAGTTAAGGTGGCACCCGGAGTGCTTCCTTCGACTCCAACATATCCAAGTGCGTTAGATGATAAAGAGTTGAATTGGAAGAATGCAGCACTAGTGTCATTTGTCCCGGTGATCCTAATCGCGGCACTACTTCCAAAAACTGTTAGTTTATTTACAGGAGTGCCCACCCCGATGCCGACGTTGCCACCTCCCAAGATAGTCATCGCCGCTACCGCAGCGGATTGCGGTTGAAGTTTAGTGTTGAATGTTACTGCCCCCCCACCTACTCCTCCGTAACTTGCTGTTATATTCAGCACACTAAACAGCGCCGCCGGAGTGCCGCTATAGCCGTATGTGTCAAAATTGAGCTGCGGCGAATAACCATTTACGGACGTATTACGAATCGACACTATGGGAAGATTCGCATTTGACGTGTCAGAAATATCTAGTTTTGATACAGGTGTTGTCGTCCCGATGCCGACGTTGCCCTGCACAATCATTCCCGATACTGGAGCATCAGATGCCGCGTAAGTCTGCCCAACAGACAGCGATCCCAGCCTTAGTCCCGTGTAGTTGTTGCTGCTGTTAAACAGTCCAAATAATTGTGTGCTTGCATTGTTTGACGTGATCCTGACAGCCCCCGCCTCATCGCCTACCGAGAACCCACCTGTCCCAGTAAATCGCCCAATGCCAGCCACTTCAAGTTTTTGAGCAGGCGTTGCCGTCCCGATGCCCAACCTGTTGTTTGCCGCATCCCAAAAGAACTGGCCAGCGTCCTGATCGAGTGTGCCAGAGGCCGAAACATACGGCACCGAGCCAACAGTCGTCAGGTTGCCAACGCCTCCGATCAGGTCGGTACCGGCCACGGCGATTGACGGGACGCCGGTCGCTGTGGTGTTTTTTAGCAGTCCAGTTGCCAGCCCAGACAATGTGGTCCCGTTGATCTTACTGACGGTCGTTGCTACCGTGCCAACCGTTGTGGTGACGTCTCCAGTCAACGCTGGCATTCTAGCCGCTGCCAATGTTCCAGAGCTGAGATCAGCCGCGCTGCCGGATGTCGCCACCGTTGCAAGAGTCAGCGCCGTCGAAAATCCGCCTGTGCCGTTGCTCGTTAAAGCTTGTCCGATTGTCCCGTTGGTCGCTACTGAAGTCCAGTATGTCTGGCTATTTCCATAGGTAGCTAATACAGAACCATTGCTGCCATCGCCAGTGGGTAACGCATAAGCTGCGCCACTGGTGGTTCCAATTCTACCCACATACAAATTACCAGAGATTGATCCACCACTGGTGCCAATATTACCCACATTGGCATTGCCACTTACATACATGCTACCAGTAACACTCAGGGTATTCAATGGATTGGCGTTGCCAATGCCCACATTACCTGTGTATTTAACAACGATGCCAGATGAACCACTTGGTTCCATATATAAATCATGAGTTGAATCACTGCCATTTCTTTTCGTGTAAATACGTCCTGCTAGATATCCATCAAACCCAACACCACCTGTTCTAAATGTAAATTGTCCGCCGAATCCATCAGCCATTGTGCTACTTGTTAAAGAATGCATTACAAATATTTCATTTGTAGTAGCCGGCAATTCTGTATTGTATCTAAATGCACCGACTACGTCTGTGGACATAACGTCTAATTTACGGCTCGGATTCGTTGTCCCAATCCCCAGCCTGTTGTTCGTGGCGTCCCAAAAGAGATCCACCGTCGGCGACTGAGTGAGTGTGCCAGAGGCCGAAACATAAGGCACTGAGCCAACAGTGGTCAGGTTGCCCACGCCTCCGATGAAGTCGGTACCAGCTACCGCGATGGATGGCACGCCGGTTGCTGTGGTGTTTTTAAGCAGTCCTGTCGCCAGCCCAGAAAGCGTCGTGCCGTTGATCTTACTGACGGTCGTTGCTACAGTGCCAACCGTGGTGGTAACGTCTCCAGTAAGGGCTGGCATTCGTGCCGCCGCCAATGTTCCCGTTGTGAGGTCAGACGCGCTGCCAGATGTTGCCACGGTGGCAAGCGTCACCGCAGTGCCAAATCCGCCCGAGCCATTGCTCGTCAGCACCTGGCCAATTGTCCCGTTGGTCGCTGTGGCACCAGTGGCACCAGTGACGCCTGTGGCGCCCCTTACGCCTGTGGCACCTGTGGCACCTGCACCAGTGGCACCAGTGACGCCTGTGGCGCCCCTTACGCCTGTGGCACCCACTGGTCCAGGAGATACCAAGTGACCACCCAGTGTGGTGCCGTCATGAAGTCGCAGGCTCCAGGTATCTGTATCCACCGCAATCTCACGGGCTGCGCCAGTGAACGCATTGTTTTGACTAGTGGTACCACCGCGTAGTTGTAATCTCTTAGACATATTATAAAGCTCCTAGATCTCTGTTTTCGTACGCCAACTCTGGTATGCTTCCCAGATCCAGATTCTCTCCCAGTTCATAGAGATCTCCGCTGACACGATAACCCAGCTGTAGATTTACCGGAATAGCCACACTGAAATTATCATCCGAATAGGCAGGCAGTGTGTCTGATCCCGAGGTATATTTGATCAGCAAATAATAATAGCCCACAGGCGCTGGGTTCAGCACTGTGGCTGGAATCATTATCTGTGCTAGGCCAGTGCTGGCTGAGATCACTGTGGCTGTGAATGAGCTTACAAAATCCCGCTGTGGGGTTCTGACCAGCTCAGCATAGAAGGTTAAACTAGTGATATTTACTGCTTTCTGATCAGAATTTTTAACCTGTATCTTAATGGGATTATCGATGCCCTTGAAAAGCACCAGTGGTTTAGTGTACACGATTCTGTCCTCCACAGTCAGGGCACTGTCACCAGAAATCTGCAACTGAATAGTCTGGTCATACAGATAAATTTTAATGGTCTGCATTGTCCTGGTATTTATACCATCCAGTGGCCATATGTATAAGTAACTGGAATGGGACTACATATTGAGCCAAAATCTTTTTCAGAAGTTAACAGATAGATACCCCTTCATCACAGTGATCGGCTATGGCGATAATGAATACATCGGAATAGTACAGAATCGTGACACTGTGGTAACTAATTTTTACGACCTCGCAGCCATCACAGATAGTGATACTCGCCGTCAGTTTTTGGACCTAGGCGAGCAATGGTGGTGGGAAAGTAATAGACAGATCCCCATCAATATTTTTCTCAGAGAGGAATGGGGTGTCTTCAGGGTTTATCTCAGAACCTTCAACAGCAAAGATGTTGTAGTATTACATGGTCCTGTGGTCAGCTTGGCCGAATTAGCTCAGAAGAAAAGTAAACGTCGCAGCATCACACTGATTCGCAAGATCAATCACTGATTCAGCAACACCATGTGAATTGCCACCAAGTACGAATAGGAACAGGCGTGAGCTTTTTTGAATCCATATTGTCCATCTGTGGATTTGTCCCACACTGTTTTAGCCACTTCAGCCCAGCGTTTTCCAGCCAGATGTCGTTTAGCTGGCCTTATCACTGCCAGAAACATAGCCAGTCTGGCTAAACTGTCCACCGGCTCTGGCATCCGTTGTAATAAATCCCAGTGAGCGTTGATGTGAACCACTTGCTGAACAAAGCTGTGATCAGTTAATCTATGCCAGGGCGGCTCAGTGGCCAACAACTGGTCCAGATGTGCTGGACTTTGCACCAGAGTATATACACTGTTGTTGAGAAAATCCAGCTTGATATAACCCAGTTCTTCAGCCAGCTTGTAATCTAGACTACACAAGCCAGTCAGTGAATCCACTGGCACTGGATTCACATATACACCAGTATTATGTCGTACTGGTTTTCCCTCAGGCTGCTGCATCGCAGATGTGTACTGAATCAGATTCAGCGCCTGTGATCTATCAGCAAAATCCAGATCGATATCAAAGTTTTTGTTCATATGCAGGACTCCGTAATATGTAATATACCAGTGCGTCTGACAACATCTGTCGCATTCCCTCATCGTGCTGAGCCAGTGGAAGCATATTACATCCCCAACTGAGCTATCAGATGCTGGATCTCAACAAACTCAGATTCCTGGTGCAATTTACTTTGCCAGACTTCGGGATTAATCCAGCGATAAATCAGTTGCTGCTGATCTGGCATCAGCCGGCTCAGCCAGCCAACGCCATCGGCACTTGCGTAAATCAGCCATGCACTGATGCGACCTTTGACAATGTCACTAACAATACGGCTGTCTGTGGCATATTTGAAGTAGTGAGCAGCCTCGCTGGTCTGCTGATCTGCCCAGTCGGTTGCTGTGAGCAGACTGCGTTGTACTGCGTCCCATGCTGGCTCAGTCTGAATCCAACTCAGCATAAACTCTTCGTATACCGAATCTGAACACCAACGATCCAGCGGAGTCTGCTGCTTTAATATGTAATTTATAAACTCCTGAGTATTCACACACCGGACATCTATGGTGTACTGTGCAAACTTCTTAAAGGCAATGTAATACCTGCTGCTGGCAAATTCTGCCCAGTCTTTGGGTTTACTACTTGGTTGAATTCTCTGGTAGAACAGCTGATAAGTCTGCAACGCCAGTTTAACAACCACAGTGTTACGATCATTCCAGCGGCGTCTGGGTTCACAGGCATGAGCTACCAGTGAATTTTCTTTCCGAAAACTCTTAGCACAGTGCTCACAAGAAAATGTCATTTTTTTGACTTCACCTCAATACCGTGTTGCTGAATCCATTCAGACACCGCCTCAACTGAATTCACGGTCATCCACAGATCAATCTCATCAGACTTCCAAGTAGGACATAAGTCTTGTACCTGTTTGCGCAGAGCTGATTGATTCTTTTCCACATCAGACTTCTTGGCTGCACCAATCCAATAATGTCGTTGTGAGCCCATGCCAGGACTAACTGTGGTACAGCTCAGCCACTGTAGTTCTGGATGTTTGCTGAGGTCAAAGAAGTTCTTGTTGACCCGCTCATTAGCAGCCATTAGGTAATAAGCTGCCATGTCAGCATTGCCTTCCACACTGGCCGCATATCTCAGCATCAGATATGTACTAAACTTCTTTTGCATCTCGGGTTCCATGGCCTGACGAAACTTGCGATCTTTGCGATCCAGCGCACGAAGTTCATCTGCCAGGACTGGTTTTACTGATGTTGTAGTACTGAGTTTCTTCGCCATGTCTCTATATTATATAACCTCCGTGGGAGATATCGCCACGTTTGACCTGATATGCTGCCAGACGTAATAATTCAAACTCGTTTAAGCAATATTGCCAATGCCCAGAGCCTTGAAACGTGCCGTCTGGGGAAATTTCAATACGACGGAAAATCTTCTCACACCAGACCCAATACCCCCAGCGAGATGCGGAATCTGGATTGGGCACAAACACTGGATGCCAAGCCCACCATGCGTGCCAGTTCTGGGAATGTTGGGTATTATGATCCAGGTTTATTATCCCAACCATTGAGGCCTAAATAACGTGGTTTGCTGGGTTGGCTTGAACGTTTTAGCATTTCAAACTCATCAGTACAGTATTCCCATCTGTGATCCGAGATGGAGAAGTCTCCTAATACTGCTCGACGAAACACTGTTTGAAACCATACCCAGGTACGCATACCGTCTTGGCTAGATATTTCCTCGGGTAGCCACAGAAACTTTTTATGCCATTCACTGACTCGCGTCAAATACTCTTTACGCCGAGTTTCTTTGCTTTTAACTGTCCAGATCATCATCTGTTTCCATATGTTTCCAGGTTTGTGTTAGTAATTCCCGCAGATCCAAGCAATATTCCCAGCCCTGTATTTGGGGGACTCTACCTGAGCCCAATCCCAGTATTGCTCTGCGATATACAATCTTTAGCCAGACTCGGGTGGTTTTACCACTGCGAGTAAAGTGTAGTGGTTTCCACGTAAACACTGGATGCCACTGAGACGCCTGCCTGAGTTGATTTGTGTTCATATCACCAAGCCCGACTGTATTTCACTAGTTCGCTGCTGCGGCTAATATCTTTCACGAAATACACACACATGGGCTTGTCACCAGAACTCAGTGGCACACACAGCATCTGCCCATTCTTCATCTTGGGGAAGAACCAGCGATTCTCAGTGAATACATCCAGTATTTCCACTGGCAAAAACTCAGGCCTGAAGCTGCTGAGTGGATTAAAACCAAAGGCCTTGAACCCACGATCATTGATGCTGGTCAGTGGCACTACTTCCAGGTCACCGTGATCAGGTTCACCGATCAGCAGTTGCCAGTCCACTGGCATAGTGATCTGCTGGTCGCCAATTTTTAATACCAGTGCTGGGCTCATGAAGCTCTCCAGGAAAATCAGTGGTACAAAGTAGTAGTCAGATTCCACAGGGTCTGAATTGTCAAACACACAAAACCTGAGGTCATCTACTTCTTCGGGAAGGTTCACTATGTCAAAGCTACGGTTGTCGTTCGTTAAGATTCTCATTGTTGTTATCTCCAGTATAACAGACGGTTAGGGCCAGACGACCTTTGTGGTAGTATGAGGGTACTCAGCTTCAGAATAGAACTTCTTGCGCTGAAGCAGGTGCCGTTTGCTGAACTTCATGGTTGAAGTAATGTCCCAGATGTTGACAAAGTCTTTATCGCTGGCTCGTCTAAGACCGCGACCAATGCTCTGAATGGTTCTAACAAAACTTTTGCCAGGCTCAATCAGTACCACATTGAACAATCTGGGAATATCAATACCCACTGCTGCCACACCATAAGTTGCCACAGTTATTCGTCCATCACTAGTGGCCATCTGGTCATATTCAGACTTGCGGTCTTTCAACTTGTCCTTGCCGCTGATAAACACTGCATCTGGTAATGCCGCGCAGATATGGGCACCAGCACTGAGCCGGTCCACCAGCACCAGGGTATTGCCAGACTGAGATATCTTATCAATCATGCCAGCGATATGTGTCATGCGGTCAGCATTGTCCACTAGATATCTCAGCTCATCCTGGTAGTTTTTGTATTCACCATGATCCAGTAACTGCTGGATGTTAATGTGACAGTTGCTGAGAATGCCCAGTTCCTGCAAGTCCACCGCAGCCAATCTAGCTATAACTGGGCCCACACTGACCAATAGGCTCAGCATATCGTGTTCAGCTTTGGGCACGGTACCAGTGAGTCCCCATCTGATGGGTATACGGCTCATAACTCCTGTGAGTAATGTGGTCAGAACTTCTGATTTTACCTGGTGACATTCGTCATTGATTACTGCTACCACACCATCTAGGAATTCAGCGATGCTCACTTGTGCGGAATCAGTATGAGTATTCTTCAGCAGAACATTCAGACTTTGCCAGGTACAGATTGTGTGTGTCTTGCCCAGATCTTTACGATCACCAAACCAAACACCCACATCCATCCCCAGCAACTTGTAGTCTCGTTCGGTTTGTACCACCAGACTCTTGTTGGGCACAATCACGATGGTCCTACCATGTGGCTCACACCTATGACTCAATGCCGTGGCAACCATCGTTTTGCCTGCGCCTGTTGCTACTTCTTGTAGACTCTGGGGATTCTGTAAGAACTGGTTCACCACAGAGACCTGATGGTCTCTGAGCATAATGGGCTGGCCTGCTGCGAGGTGTTCTGGTGGCCACATGCAATGAGCAAAGCTGTCAGCATTAACCGACTCAAACTCAAAGTGAGTCTGATAATCTCGCTGATCCACTAGATCAATGTCATAGCCAGCAGCTTCAATAAGGGGCAGGATTTCTGGTAACAGATTCACATAGGTTGCGCCAGCTAAGCTGACAAAGGCTTTCTTGCCATCCCATCTACCCAGTCTGACTGCTGGCATATACCTGGCACCTGGTATCTCTTTTTTAAACTGGTTACATAGACGCCGCCTAAAAGCTGCATCCAATCCCTCCAGTTTACAATTGACTTCGTCGAGAACGGTTATAGTGCATGTCATGATATTGAGTCCGGTACTACACGAATGTGCCGATTGTAGTTATGGCGCACATAGTGGTCAGCAGATTGTAAGGTATATTGGTCTACCATGCTGGGGCAACGCACCAACCAGGGCACGCGCAATGATTGCGGTAACTGTAGTTCAGGCGGATATCCCAGTGAAAACTCCAGTATGGCTGGTTCAGGAAGGCTCACCAACTGACTGAATCCCCGCACATCCATCTGATAAGCAAAGGTATGTGCATCCTGAGAATATGTCCAGTGTCGATGTACTGGAACGCCAGCGAGGTTTAGCTGTATTTGATTATCTGGATCCCAGCGATTCTGCACCAGTACCACAGGCCAGCAATTCACCAGGTCCAGTAGATCACGCAGTTCCGGCACTTGGCTGATTTCAATGATGGGATCTGAATCACACAGCATCTGTACCTGGCTGGGCGTTAACCAATTCTTCAGATAGTTTCTGGCTCGGTGATCAAACTCAACCGCATAATCAGCCAATGTCAGCACAGTCTGTAACTGTGGCAGATTCTGTGCTATTACCCGATCCAGTAAGGGCCCCAGTGTATCTGATGCATGTGAGTGTTGCCAGGCACCGTTGAGATAAGTGATCACAGGTTGCATTACCTGGTCAGTTCTCAATCCATGTCGATGTTCCTGGCTGCATTGCCAGTGTGTATTTTGCGACAGCAGTTGCTGAACCAGCTTGCGTCCCTGTGGACCATTGTGGATGCGCCAGCTGAGGTCAGCTGGTATCCATTCAATAAGGTCATACATACTGTGGTGCTCAGCTACTTCTCTGAGACGATACACTGTGGGGCCATGATAGGGAAATTTTACAATCCACTGATCATCTTCCAGTGTTATGGACCATACCGTCACTGGCACATAATGCCGCACTGGTGTGCTCCACGTGGGGGTGAGTAGATCCTGCACTGACCAACCTTGCTGCTGAAGCAGCAAAAGATATTTGCTCACTATGCTCTGAATCAACTCCTGCTGGCGTTGGGTGATTTCACTTCCACTCAGCCAAATACGCTTCCTGAGGTCATGGAGTTTGTTGAGGTCTTTTTTGTCCACAACACTGCGGCACCCAGGATTAGTGACCAAGAAATCAACTGTTTGTTCCATTGAAACTACTGCCATCCGCCGGCCCCCATGTTAGTATAGCACTGTTGTGTTTCTGATGTCAATCAACAGTCCCAGTCGCACACGGCGGATCGCCGTGTGCGACCAGTGACCTACTTCATCAGGGTAACTTCTGCCGTCCTTTTCCATGTCAGCGGCATGATTTTCTTAAGATCAGCTATCTTAATGATCAACCGCAAGCTGATCTCACGCATACGATCAGCATGAGTTTTTACAAACTGTACCAGTTCTTTCTTCTCAACTTCACTGAAGCCGTACTCATTCAACATACCAGCATCAATCACCTGCTCAATGCGCAGGATCTTGTCACGGCGTGAATTAACCGACAGGTCAATAAAGTGGCAACGGCTCTGCAGGGCGGCCAAATGATCTTGCAATTTGCTGCTCCGGATGTGAGCAAAGTCCAAGTTGGTGATGAAGATTACCGAACCCTTGAAGTCGAAGCTGTCCGGCACGCCTTCACGACGTAACATATGACTGTCAGCATTCCAGCAGATCCTGCGTTTCTTACCGCTGTCCAGTGCCGCCTTGAGAATGTTCAAGCTGAGATCATCATAAAACAACATGTCGCAATCATCAAACACCAACACGTGACCCGGGTCACTGTGTTTATACAATGTCGCGTATAACCCCAGCGGGGTAAGAGCGCCTTTGATCACTTCATATTTAGGAGCACGACCCGCGATGTCCTGAAACAAGTTGGCCTGCTCCAGCTGGGTGGTGACACCATAGCTCTTGCCCACGCCCGGAGGGCCCTGAACGATCATTGCGCGGATGTCGCCGGCGATGGTGGCGCGGGTCATTTCATCCAGGATCTCGAAGCGGGCGCCAATGCGGGCCATGATTTCTTCGTCCGTCTCGGTCACCGCCGGCTCAGCTGCCACAAACTCGTACTCATCATCCACAGCAGGACCAGTGCTCAGCACATCAAAGTCACCAGCGTTGAGCTTAACACGAACCTTGCCTTTACCCCAGCTCTTGCCGTCCACTACGATGTAGCCATTTTCACTGCAATCTTCAAACATCGTGAACAGCTTGTTCGCCACCGTCTCGTCTTTGTACTGTCCACGGATTACTCGAACTTGAAGTTTCATTGCCATTGTGTAGTGTGTCCTTTGTGTAGTGTGTATTTCTGCTACTCATTAAGTATAGCAAACGGTCTATACCGCGTCAACTAAAAGATTGGCCAGTGTTTTCAACAAGTTACGCCAAAATCGCATACCAGTGGTTAAGCTGCCCAGGGGACTTGTATACAAAAGAAGGGGATCGTGGGTCCAGCGGAGTGGTATCAGTACGAGTTTTGAGGGTCAGTCCGGATTCCACAACTTCAACATTGATCGCGTGACGCGGGATTAGGGCAGCGTGTTCTGCAAAATTGGTCATCAAATCCTCAACAAATTGCTCAGCAGTGTATCCAGGCACAATCGTAGACCGTAACCGGGTTAATGCGGCAGAAGGGGTATGGAGAAGGCGGTGACCTGCGGGTAGCGGGCTGGGCGTATAACCCTCGGGAACTGCATATTTGGCCTTGCGTATCACAACCTGTCCAGCCTTGTTATAACCCAGGCTGACAATGGGACTGTTGAACCCCATCGCTTCTTTTACTAGCATAGTTGTCAATACTAGATCGTTAGTTGTCATTGTGTCCTCGGTGTGGTGTGTATTTCTGCTACTCCATAAGTATAGCAAACGGTCTACTCAGTGTCTACCAAATACGGTAAAAAAGTTTAAGAATCTAACTGCTTTGCTATCAACAACTTAGCTAACCTGTTGATTTCGTTGAGTTTAGCTGAGCAGGAACTGGGCGAATTCACTGTGTCACAGTACAATCTCAGCTCTGTGACAGCTCTAGAAACGCCCAGGAACGCATTCACCACTGGGTTGGGGTATCAGTACCCCATACTGGGGTTTTCAACACGCGACAGAGCTGGATTTCGCTAAGTTGTTGATTCCATTGATGTTGCTAAGTTGTTGATTCCGTTGAGTTTAGCAAACCTTGCGATTGCTCAAGCGAGCTGGGTTCTGTTCCCGTACACTGCGACCCGATTTGCGATTGATCAGCACTGCCGTCACGGATTCATAAAGAAAGTCAAAATCTGCTTGAGTACCGCCCTCCGTCCAACCCGTGAAGTTGGTCATGCTGAAAAACATATCGTCGTCCTCGACGAACGTAGAGTCAAAGTCAGTGAAGTAGAATTGTTTGGTTTTCCCTTCGCAAGGATTGCCTTTGTTCCACTCAACACCGCGTCCAACCTCGGTGATTGTCATGATATAGCCATTGGCTTTCAACAGCGTATCCATCTTGGTCACAAACTTCTGGGTCACGGGACGAAAGTTTTTTAAGTTGGTCATTGTGTGTAGTATCCTTGTGTATTTCTGCTACTCAACTAGTATAGCAACCGGTTTGGTCAGTGTCAACCATTGGTTTTTCCTGTGTTTTCAACACTTTACAACCAGCAGCTTGATCAGGGGTGATCTGCCCAGATAAAGTCATCCACATCAACTAGTATAGCAAACGGTCTATCCCGCGTCAACCAACTGATTGCCCAGTGTTTTCAACATCACACAGAAAGCGATTAGCCTGATTTGGGGTGATCTGCCCAGATAAAGTCATCCACATCAACTGGTCTGCTGTGACCTTGGTTTCCCTGAACCAAGCAACACTGAAATCTGCACCAGTGAGGAGAGCATTAGTGAGGTCTGCACCAGTGAGGTAAGCACCACCGAGGAGAGCATCAGTGAGGTCTGCACCAGTGAGGTTGGCATAGACGAGGTAAGCACGCCTGAGGTCAGCACGCCTGAGGTCAGCACATCTGAGGTTGGCATAGACGAGGTCAGCATTGCTGAGATCTGCACCTCTGAGGTCAGCACCTGGCGTGATGATGTATCCATGGACCATAAAAGCTATTTTTCACCCAGCAGAAACTGGTTGCTGATGGCTTTGAAGCTGACACTGGGATCATTGATACACTTGTAAACCAGTCCCTCACGGGTACGAGCAGGGTTGAGATTACTGCCGCCTTCTGCCCGTGCCAGCAGCTGATCCACAGTGATGGAGCTATCCAGGCTAACCCCCTGTGACAGGATAGGGCAGTGCAATACACCCAGATCCCGACACAGCAGCTCACGATCATAACTGTTGAGATACTGCTGAGAGTCAATATCCCAGACGTCAAACAGACGGAACTCAGGCTGAACCAGCTGGTAATGATTTCCCTGAATACCCTGACCAATCAGCTCGCCCTGCAACGCAATGTTTCGCCCCAATGCTGTGAGCTTGGCTGGCAGATCCAGCTTACGAGCCATAGCCCACAGACTGTTGCCACCCTCCCCGCTGAGTTCCCAGTTTCTGCCACACACACCCACATGATCCTGGTTGTAAAACACAGTCATGCTGGTACCATCCAACTTCTCAGTGATTTCCCACTGCGATTGTGTCTGGCCCCATGCAGCCAGCTCGGCTGTGAGATTCTGAATTCGTTCCTGGTCAGTGTGGGGAATAAACGAGGGAAAACGACCCACTGCCACGCCACTGAGCTGAGCTGGAATACTCGGTTCCCATTTGATCACACCCAGCAGTTCAGTGACATCATCGCCCAGCTGACTGGTTGTCAGCTCAGGCAGCATAGGCAGCACTAGCCCTTGACTGATTTGACCGCGCAGACGAATAGTTTTCAGCCTGAAACCCTGAAATTTTTCATTCTTGACATAGCTGCTTTTACGCAGGAATTCAAATTCTTGCCGTTCTGGCAGTACACTGTCAATCTCAAAGTAAACACAAAGATCGCCCAGAGCAAACTCGCCCCGCTTGGAAACTACTCGCCAGCCGTCTACCGTGACGCATTCGATAGCGTCGGCATTGGGTATTGCTGTGATGGCCGCCACTTGGCGGATTGTTGCAAGCTTTCGCATTGGTTTCCTTGTGTGTCCAGGGTGTATTTCTGCTACTCAATCAGTATAGCAACTGGGGTGGCCAGTGTCAACCACTGATTTATGTCAGTACATTGTTGTCGCCAGCACCAGAAACGAGGGAACTCGAAACCGATCGAACTTATTATAGCTGTCATGTTGTGGGTTATAGTTCAGTCGTAGTCGAGTGTCATATGATCGCTTGCCAAAGCATGGATTCGCAAAATTATGCACATGTTCGGCAGGAATATACATATAATCAGTACGGTCTTCCACACTGTTGTAGATGACAATTCTGAGACCACCTATTTTGGTGTTGATCCCCTGGACTGCACCCCTAATAGCGCCGGTGGGATATCGAGAAACAGTTACAGTTTTACTATCACTATTGTCAGAGAAATCAGAGACAGCCCCAGTCACGCCCACCAAAGTGTATTGGCCGCCACTAGCGTTAGCTAGACATTGTTCTATCATCCCAGTGATGTTGAACAGCTCAGGGTTTGCCAGAGCATTCTCGATCATGATGGGGTTACCAACGAATTTAGGATGATACTTGACAATCACGTCTCGCATCAATGCGTGTTCTTTGCTCATATCCTGAGTTTAGCAAACGGTCTGGCCAGAGTCAACCAGAAAAAACAGGGCCCAGTGACCGAAGTCAGTCTGGGCCCATTACGCTGCCAACGTAAACTCTAAATTGATGCGTCGTCCATTCCAGCCACCCTCAGCTTTACAATATTGCTCAGCGTCCAGTTCTTGGCATCCAGTGCTTTGATCACACCCAGATACTGATTGCGCATCAGAGCCACTTCATTGATCAGACATTCGTAATCAATGACTTCCTGCTCGCCATCAGCATATTTCTCAGCATCACGGCTGCTGAGTGCTTTGCTGTACTTCTCCAGATAAGCCTGGAAATGCTTACGGCGAATCTTTCTCAGCTGAATATTAAGATAGTTCAGCACGGCTTCAATTTCCTGAAGTTGAGCAAACCTTTGCTCAGTAACCCCAGGCAGTGCTGCCAGATGCCGTTCAATATTGCCTTTGATAATGGTTTCTACTCTGGACTGGGCCAGTTCTGTGCGAAAGTGCTCCAGAAAATCCGGCAGTAACCCTAGATCCTGTGTGACTCGAGTATACCACATGGGTTAGTAGCGAGTGTCTTGATATTCATCATCGTCAGCCTGTTCGAAAACTTCTTCCTCTTGGGCTTCCAGGGTCAGTACATCATCGATATGGTGATCCACTTCAGCCAGCTGAGCAAAGTCTTCATCAGTGAAATCCAATCGGCGCAATGCCACCACAAACTGTTCAGCAGCGGCCTCGCGGTCCCTGGCGGGAATATACTCCACCAGGTTTTTCCAAATATCAGCGGCTATGTCTACATTTTCAATCTGCATTGGTGTCTTCTACCTCTGTGGCTTTGGAAGTATTTAATCTGGCAGGGTTAGCTTTGAGATCTTGTATAATGGTTTCCCACACACTGTTCTCATTGGTTTCGAATACTCTGCGGAACGATTTGATTTCTGAGCCGTCACTGAGTTTATAGATCAATCGGTTGCCATCTTTGGTCAGCAACCCAATCTTTTCCAATAGGTCAGTCATACCACTATGTGGGCTCATACCAGTGTCATAGGGGATCTTGATCTGTACTGATTCAAACGGTTTAGCGTAGCGTGTTTTCATAATCTTACAAGCAGCACGAATACCCAGAACATCTGATACTTTGTTGCCGTCAGCATCTTCTTTGAGTTTCAGTTTGCGCATGGCCACCACAATGCTGCTGGCGTAGATAAAACCTTGGCCGCCTGAGATCTTGTCATCAGGGTCAAACATGTCCTGTGACGCATAGGTGTGATTGGTGGCTACCAATCCCACATTGTGGCTGCCAAACATATTCACACAGTTGCGTACCAAGCTGGTCAGTGCCTTGGGCTTGCGACCCATGTCACCCTTCATATCGCCCTTGTCAAACTGATCCACGTCAGTGGGAGTCAGCATCATGCCCAGGCTGTCGATCACAAACAACACCTTGGGCTTGTCTTCGCCCTCAGGGATAGTTTTGTAATCCTTCATAAACATGCTGATGGTCTTGGCCACATCGTCAATCATGCTGATATTCAGCTTCAGCAGTTTGCTTTCACTGGTGTCCACGCCCAGTCGCTGTAGCCAGGCTTCGTCCAGAGCATTTTCAGTGTCTACCAGCACAACGAAAATACCCTGTGCTTGAGCGTGCTTTATAATGTTTCCTGAACAAATAAAACTTTTCCCCGAACCTGATTCGCCAGCAAACACAGTTACTTTGCCCAGCGGGATACCCCAGTCAAAGTTACCACTGATGCGATAGTTTAATGCCCAATTGCCAGTGCTGATCCAGTCGGTAGGATCATTAAAGCCAAAGCCCATGCCGTCAATACTTTTTGTGAGCTCTTTACGAAATTTAGTGATGTCGAACGGTTTTCCCATATAATTTACCTTGTACTCTGAGATTTTAGAATAGAAAAAAGTCACGCCCAGGCGAACCCAAGCGTGACTTCCTCCGAGTGATTAGGCTTTCTGACGATTTCTGATCATGGCCAGAATATCTTCAGCTTTTTGGCTCTTGACTGCTGGTGCAGCCACCGCGGGCTTGGTGACGTCAAACGGCGGAGTATCGTCGTCATCAGCTTCTGCAGCTGGTGCAGTAACCTTGCGAGTAGTTACCGCAGGTGCATCATCAGCATCAGCTGCTGGCGCTGCATTTCCCCAGTTACCAGTCAATCCTGCGGGCTTGTAATACTGTGCCCAACGAGCTGGATCATACGGCTGTCCATCCACACTGGCTTCAAACATTTCTTTGATGACCTTGAGCTCCACCGCAGTGGGTTTCTTGGGCATAAAGTCAGTGAGATTAAACAAACTGTGCTTATCAACAGCGTCACGCTCGATCTGAGTCAGTGCGCTTTCCTTGCGAGCCCACTTGCTGGTGCCGTAGTCAGCATAACCGCCCTTGGCAGTCTTGGTGATACGGAAATCCAGTCCACGATTGTAATCCGTGGGCAGTTCTTCCAGTTCGGGATCCATCAACGCACCCTTGACCAGGTTGAACAACTGCGGACTCAGGATAAACCTGCGAACAGGATTTTCTGGTGCGCCGTCTTTTTCTGCGGGATTTTCACGCACAAAGCCCTGTAACAGGTAGCTGCGTTTCTTCCAGTACTTACGACCCAGTTCTTCCAGGCTGGCGTCTTTGAACCAGGGACGAACTTCAGTCAGCACTGGGCAAGTTTCGCCCCACATTTCCACACAGGGAACCTGTACACTGACCTGCTTGTTTTCGCCACCCTTGACGCCGCTGAAAGGCAGGCGAATCATCGCTCGTTCTACCCAGAAGAATGTGTTTTTGTCGTTGCCGTCGGGAAGGAATCGGATTAAACAACTTTCACCTTCCTGGATGTTCCAGTGCGGATAAATGCTCTTGTCCATGTTGGACCCGCCGGTGTTGCGTGTTTCTTGACTCTGAAGTCGTGCTCGAATTTCTGCTAGTGATGCCATTTTGTAGTTTTCCTTGTATGTCCCCCACTCACTCCCGAGTGGGTTATCTATGCTTAGTATATGAGATGGTCTCAATTACTATACTATTAAGTATAGCAGAGTATTTAGCATGGTTCAAGGAAAATGGAGGATTTATTTAGGAATTATTGCCAGAAATTTTCAGGGCAAGTGGCTGATGAAATCTGAGTCTTGCTGGGCATGTGACATCCACATTTAGTACATCTGGGGTCAGCAAAGAATTCACAAACCTGGCAGATATTAAACCGATAAGCTGTGACTTCAGGTGTGGCCATGACTGGACGATTGTGTATTACGTCCTGAGCCACGGCCACCGCCTGAGCAGCCAAGTTCTTTAACATGTGAGTCACAGTGGGCAATTGTGGAGTTGGATCAGCCATATTGAGTTATTTGCGGACTCCACTTAGATGCAGGATACGAGCCAGGCTTTCGGAAATCTTTTCATCAGCTGTGTCACCAGTAACTGAATACTGTTCGTCGTCCACGTTGAAGCTGTTCTTGCCAGCTTTGATGGCCTTTACCCGAGCGCCAGTGAATTTATTACCTTCTTCCATGTCGTCTTCGGCGAGACCATGATCATAGCTTTCACGATCGTCCACTGTGGTGGCTTCCTGACCGGGTGAAGACACATCCCGCAGCAAATCGTCAGCTTTGTCGCCACCCAGCATTTCGTGTAGATCCTGCTCAGCACCGCCATTTTCTGAATAATAGAACTGGGCATCAGGATGAGCTTGCTTGATTTGTTCAATTTTATGACCCAGCGCGTCATCACCCAGCTTAGCAGGGTTCAGATTGATTTTAGTTTCTTTGCCATTACCAGACACCACACGCAGTGTGGCCTGTGTGGGAGCTTCTGACATGGGAGCAAAGGTAGTACCAGCTGGCATCTTGGCGCCGCCAGATACCAGTCCAGCAATCTTTTTCTTAGCGTCAGCATCCTTGGGATCATAACTGATCATTGGCGTATTTTTAGTACTCATCTGCACTGTAAGCGGGTCCGTGGTCTGAGCCTGTGGTGTATTCATACCCAGTGCTTTCTGTATGGGGGCCAATTTGGCGTTGGGTTTGGTGTCCAGGGTATTGTCATCCAGTTCACTCACTATGCGATTTGCCCAACTTTCAAACTCATCGGTTTCCTGTAGTCTTGTCATCTGATATGCTCTCCATGCATAGGGCAAACTGTTGTCCAGCTGCTCGTCATACTGATTTCTGATAAAGTGATGCTTGACTGACTGATCGTATTCCACTACCGGAGTCTGATCCAGGTTCTCAGCATGCCGGGCATAGCCACGTTCACCACTAACACGAGTGAGCAAAGTCCGTACCTCAGTTAAGCGTTGTGATGCCGAGGTAATCATGTCCAGTGCCACAGTGTCTTCAAATGTTCTGTTGCGAGTGCGTCGCATAAATCTACCCAGCTGAGCTGCTTCCTCTGCCAGATTGCTGATGCTCTGGCCACGCTGATCATATGGGTTGCCACCCTCGTTGACATGGCGCGCCATAGCACGGGCACCACGCAGATTGTTGAATGGCATCAGGAACCGCTCGCCTGAATTGTTTTCCACATAGATTCTGTGAATTCTGCGTGTTCTGGCTCCACGTACATCATCATTGATGATGTCAGTATGCTTCACGACCAATCGGGCATTCTCCAGTGTCTGTACACTGGTTTTTACTGTGCCAGTCAGTGCTGAGAACTTGCTCTCAGCAATGGCGTTTCCATGTTCACCGCGTTTGCCAGCTTGCACACTCACATCACGAATTTCAAATCCCATGAGATTGCTTTGTGCCCACTGTTTGAGTTCAGTGGTCAGCTTGTTGAGACTGTCTGATACCTCAGAATTCTGACTCTGGATTAGTGAATGGTCAAATGATACTTTTATACTGTCACGGTTCTGACTGGGTTGTTCAGTATGATCCACCAGACTGATCACCACTGGCTCGCTGCCATCAGATTCCGGATCCAGATTGATCACATAAGTGGTAATCTGGGTCTTCTCGCTGGTGTCGTTGCCATCAGCATCCAGTGTTTTTTCCAGTCCAGCGTTGAATCTTGCCATCACCCAATCATTGAGATCGGCACATATGGTTTCATGAATCTTATTATCCGGCATAGTGTTATTTATGTTCCAGCATGAGATTTAGAACACCGCAATAAAGGGCATGGGTTCCAACATCTCTTCACCGCGGTCAGTCACATACTGATCCAGATCTGGATGATAGGTTTTCACTGTCTGCATCATTCTAATAATCAGCACCAGTGCCATCACCAGATCATCTGTTTCGCCGCTCTTGGCAGCAAATCCAGCACCACTGCTGATGAAGTTCTTAAGCTCACTCACCAGATTCACACTGTTCAGCACCATACGATCTGACTCTATTAAGCTCTTGAGCTTGCTGCACGCAGCCAGTTTGGTTTTATTGGTGGTGGTGAATCCTTTGCGATACCTGCGAGTGGTGCCAGTTTTGGCTGGTTCGCTGAGAAATGTGCCAGCAATGTTTTCCTCGCCAATTTCACTGATGCTGACCAGGGCTGCTTCGCCCAGGGTGTTGTTTTCCAGACTGTAGTACACACTTTCATTGCCCACAACGTCAGCCAAGTAGCGGGTGATTTCTCTCAGTACTGAAATCTGTTTCTGCACTGGTGTACGGTTGTGCTGCCACTCAGCCACCTGGGTCATGCTGGGTGACTCAAATACCTGTATAGCTGCATAGTCACCACCTGTACCCAGACTGGGATCCAGTGCCACCAGATACACACAGTTCTTCTCAGGTTCTTTATACCACCTGACTTGCCCTTGCTGGCGACTGGGCTCACGACCAGCCAGGGCAACTAATTTCATACTGTTGACCAGCGTTTCATCATTGATGATAAACCGACAATTGTGCTCACGTTCAAATCTCTCATTGCCGATTCTGCTGCGTTCACTGATTTCCCATGCAGCATCACGATCTGGATGATCGTGCCATAATGCAGAAAATGCTTTGAATCCATTTTGTCCAAGCTCAGTGGTGTTACCATATTCATCAATATTCCGTGTCGCAGCTTTCCAGATGTGAGCAAACTGATCTTCATCACTGTTGGGAGTACTGGTTAGTATGGCCTTACCGCCAGTACTCAGCGTGGGACTTATACTTGTCCAAAATTCTCGAGCAATACTGGGGCGCACATATGAAAATTCATCTGAATACAACAAACTGATACTCATACCTCGACCAGTGGTTTCAGTTGTGGTCTGTGCCACTATGCGACTGCCGTTTTCAAATTCAATGCTGCCTTTGTTGTAGCTGGTTACTCCTGCCCTGATATAATCAGGACAAGATTCGTAGGCATATCTAACTCGTTGCATGATTTCCTGAGCGCCAGTGTACTTGTGGGCTGCCACTAAAATAGTACTGTCAGGAATAAACATAGCGTACCACAATAAATACCCTGCCGCAGTGGTGGTTTTCCCCAACTGCCTACCCAGCATTGCACACACAAATCGATAATTATGATAAGCTGATAGTAACCCAACTTGGTAGTGATATGGTGAATATTTAATTCGCCCCAGCACGGGATGTTGAATATAAAAAAAATTAGAACAAAAATATTCAGGACCAGTATTGTGATCAGCACACTGAACTATTTCACCAATCTGATGCTCAGTCCAGGATAGTTGCTGGTGTGGTTTCTTGATCAGCGATACATCTAATACTTTACTCATATCAGTTACTTATAGACAAAGCTGTGCTATACTAAGTATTATTGGTGATCATACATGAGCGAAACTCTTATCCTTACTCCCAACTACGAGCCCGCGGATTTTCTACCGCTGAGCATAGTGGATTGGCAAGACTGTATTCGCCTGATGTTTCTGGACAAGATTCGACCAGTACATCTGTATGAAAATCGGTTTATACACAGTCCCAGCATGGTCATTCAGTTGCCATCTGTGGCAGTAACCACCGAGCAGTTTAACTTTAAAAAGGGTCGAATCAGATTTAGTCGCAGTCTGATGTATATTCGTGACCTATATCGCTGTAATTATTGCAACGACTTGTTCAGTCCCAAAGAACTCAGTATTGATCATGTGGTTCCCAGATGTGAAGGTGGAAAGACTTCCTGGGAAAACTGTGTGACTTGCTGTAAGCGGTGTAATCTACGCAAGGGCCATAACCGATGGACGCCCATTAACAAGCCCTATCGCCCAGATTATTATGGTCTAGCTGCTAAGCGACTGGAACTGCCCATGCAAGTGGCACATCAAAGCTGGATTCCCTATCTCAGGGTGGGTAACAAAGCCGCTAAACAAATCATCGTGGGCTGATACCCCCGTGTCTGGGTACAGAGTTATCTGGGTTTTCGTGGTTTTTTCTTCTTATTGGCGCCACTGTGTACTGGCGAAATCTTGTGGGTGTCGTCAGTTTCCCTACTGGGCCCACGAGTCAGCTTTTTCATTGGCCCAAATCCGCCATTTTTTCTAGCAACATTGATGATATTTTCGTCTTCAGGCGAGAAAGGAACAAAGAATGGCGTGGTGCCAATGGGTCCCACAGTACTGATGTTGGGTTTTCCAGGACTGCTGGCCATGTGTAACCCGAACCTATATAGCCCATAACCCTGATCAATCTTGGTCAACATCTGAGCATTGGGAATAGCTGCATTGTGATCAGGATTCATCTTACCAGTGGTCGTTGCTTCCAATAATTCTTTAATCAGCACTGTCTTCTCCCTGATGCTTGAAGTATTCCACTTGTCCCATGCGTCGTTTAGCACCAGCTTGGGTATCAGAACAGCCCAGGTTTTTATGGTGACCTTTGCTGTCTTTGCTCTTGCTGACCACACAGTATTCATCGCCGCGTTTTACTATGGTCTCGTTGACCTGAACTTCATCCACAGTATGCTCAGATTCTGCTACCCCACTTTTCTTCTTAAATTGAAATAAATTATATGCTTGACGAACAGTAAGTGGCATCACCCCTGCATAGAAATACAAACCACTGAAGGCATGTAGATTTACGGGTTCATATTCATCTGATTGTGCATTTTTCTTTATGTAAACCTTACCCACGCCCCTGGCGAAGTCTTCTGGGGTTATCACAAAGTTCCTGATGAGGTACATCTTTGATGATCTGGGCGTAGGCACCTCAACATACAATTTGGCAACGCGATAGTAGTCGTGCCATTTCGTATTACGAATATCTTCCCAGTCTGCTTGCGTGCCAGCACTAGATGAAGCACGAGTGTCAGGCGCAGCACTGGTTTTAGTATAATGTCTATTATCAGTATCAGCTGGAGCAGTCCAGGGCTTTCCGGTTATTCTGGCGTAATTGGCTCGTGCCAGCTCACCTTCATGATCCTGTTGTAAGCCCATTCTGCGCATGGCAGCCAGGCCTTCATCAGATACTTCATTAATCTGATATTCCAGCTCTTCTTTGACGATCTTGCTGACTGGTTTTTTACTCCACATTTTACAACTCCAATACGCAGCTTTGGTTCGGTTACTGGCACGACCAGTACCGCAGCCATGTCGAGCACGGAAGTTTTTACGTCGGGCTGGGTCGTCACGCTTGATTTCCATGTTAGGGTCACCAAAGTTGACTTTCTTTACATTACCAGTCTTGGGATCCCGAACATAAACGCTGAATTTTTTAGGACCACCCGAGGTTCGCATGGGCTTACCCAGGGCCACATCACGACCATGGTATTCAGCTTCGTTTACCCTGCCATGTAGGCCCATCACACCGTGAGATGTACTGTCGCTTTCGTCCCATTGCTTCTTATCGCCACTGCGTTGGTTTTCATCATAGCCAGCATGATAAGCAGCAATGTCAGCAGGATCAGTGAGTTCTTCACGTTGCTGACCCAGTTTATCCCACCAACGATGCGGCTTTTTATCACGACCGTAGTGACTGTCAGCACTGCCACGATCGTAGGGACTGCCATGACTCTGATCATATTCTTCAGTAATCAAGGTCAACCCACCGAGCAAACGCAATGCCGTCTCATCTAGATTCAGCACAACACCATCGGCAACTATGTCAGTGACTTCAGCTGTGATTTCCAGCTCTTCATTGATGTCAAAGCTCACCGTATCACCTGGCATTGGCTGATACTGGTGCTGTTCAGCTTCTTGCACATACTTTGCCAATCCACCAGGAGTGGACTGGGATTTGGTTGTCAACTTTTCCTGTTTATCTTTTTCTTTTTCAGAGTCTTGTCGGTACCAATCATTGACCTTTTTAGCCTCTTTACGCATCTGTGCTTTTTCATTTCTGTCAAAGGACGGTCCATAGATGCTGCCCCGATGTACTTCAGCTTCGGTGATCTGTTTTATCTGTTCAGCCAATTTAGTCAAATGATCAATAGTGGATTTCATCCGCAGTTTCCTTTACTTGATGTTACGAATCGATGTCCTTAGTCATCATCCTCTTCAGGATTGGGATCTTTAAAGCTGGTCCATCTGATGGCTTTACTCTTTATTATCAATGGCTTCTGGGTCTTCTTGTCCATCACATATGGGGTTTCTGCATATTCATCGGGGTCATCTGCGTCGTCTTGGATAAAACTGGCGTCAGCTCCCATCTTTTTCAGCTCTTTCAGTGTGTATGTAATACCACCTGTCTTGATTGTCCAAGTATCAAATTTGTTTGAGTTCTTGCTTTCCATGAATTGACGACGCAGGCTGTTTGCTAAATTGGCCACATCTTCATTAAATGTCATGCTGTTGTCGCGAGCACGGTCAACGTTGCCCTGCCATTTGATCCGGTTGAGATCTTCACCCTGATTCATCACAGTCTGTGTATCCAGTGTCTGTGGAGCAGGATGATTAGCAACCTCTTCTGCCATGCCCTGATGCATGTCTGACATCATGGGCGCCACGGCAATGCCAGCATTGGCTAGAACTCTCATCAGTTCTTCAGCACCAGCACCGTCAGCACTCACTGTGACTGTCTTGGTACCAGTCTTGCTGTCCACATTGGTGGTAACATTCATGCCGCTGGTGGCCTGTGCCTGAACTTGCATTGGCATATACATTTCGCCACATTCAGCCAAACGCTGGATATCACCTAGTTCACGGCGGAAGCCTTCGCTCATGCTTTCACAAACACATGGATCAGCACCGCATTTGCTGCATTGACCTTCGTTTACAGAATAATTTACTGGAGATTCGTCAGAATAAAAAACCAGTTCTGCCAAGTCATACTGGTCAGGATCTTCATCAAAGTAAGTGAAGTCTGGAATGTCAATGGTTTCGCCAGTTTGCTTGTCATAAATCAGCAATGGCGTACCTGCGGCAGTGCCACCAGCATAACCAACACCAAGCCCAGTGCCGTACTTGTAGCCATAACGTCCTTTACCAGGGAATTTAAAGCCCTTGGCTCCTTGTTTACCAGCGGCTTCAGCCACTTCATGTTCGCCAGGCCCGCCAATGGCATAATGTTCGTCGCAATCAGCGCAGATCACATCACCCTGCTCAGTGGTTTTGCCACTGCCAACAATGCGGTTACCGCAACTGCTGCACTTTTTCCCTGAGTCCATTGCTGTGTGAGAACCGCCAGCCATGCCCATGCTTTCCGAAGTAATTTTGTTAAATGCTGCTAGAATAGTGTTCATGTCCATGATCGTGATCCTTATCTCTTATAACTCTTTACATCTGGCAGTTTAGTTTTAACACTGCCCATTGCGCTTTTCTTTCCCTGCGGCAGATCATTGGTAGTGACCGCAGTTTTGGCGCCACCAGCAACTTTTACCTGACCAGCACCGCTAAGTGAATTCTTTACCAGCTTGCTGTTGTAGTCGTCGCCATACACACTGGCCACCTTGCCCTGATCATAATCTTTCATCAGCAGCGGAGTCTTATCAGTATTGGCGGCCACAGCAGCGTGCTCGGCTGCCATGTCATTAGCATACAACAGATTCTGTACTGCCACATTGACCTTGTCCACACGGCCCTGGGTCAGTGCCACACGCACCTGGTCAGCTGACGCAGGATAGTCACAGGCCACATCCAGTGAATAAATTTCTGGATTCTCAGCACTGGGAAACAGTGGATGATTGCGCTGAATTGGATGACTTTTAAGGTCAGTTACTGATGTTGCCTGGTACCCAGCCAATGCCTGCTTCACAGTTTTTTCAATGCCAGCCTCGGGCTTGCCAGCGAAAGTGATTCTGAAGCCGTAGAGCTTAGCACTTTCTGCCAGATAATGTTTAAAGTTTTTCATAGTCAGTTGAGACCTCTTTGTGATTATTTATCCGTCAGCACCATTTTCTTGCCCAGGATCTCCGCCAACAACGCATTTCTATCCAGCACAGTAGCAGTACCAGATGTCGTGGGCATGGCATTGTTGAGATTATCAGCTTTGATATCCAGACCGCGTTTCTTCAGCTGTAGCTCGATCATTCTGAGTTTTTTATTTATTTTAGCAGTCTTGGCTGACAGCGCATGGCCCATAAGTGTGCTGGCCGCACCGAAGATTTCTGCTGCCATGCGCATTTCTACATTCATGCCCAGGTCCATCAACTGCTGGTACCCTTCAATGGCCATCTTGGCGATCTCATCCATCTCACGTTCAGTGGATTCCAAACCCAGCACCATGGGCAAGGCTGAATCAATCTTGTCCAGATTTTCCACAGTGTTTTCTATCAGCTCCAGTGCGGTGGGTTCTGATTCAGTGGTTTCAGCCACCTGATGTTTATGCGGGTCCAGATTAAATACTGATTCTAATTGGGTGTTCATCGGGTGCCTCCCATGGCGAATATGTCCTGCTCTGTGAGCACACGAAACACGATTCCCTGTTTCTCACAATAGGCACGAGCACTGAGCCATTTAGCCTGATTACGCGCACTGACCAATATATCTCTGCGACCCCGGGTCTTGCTGCCACCAGTTTCTTTGTAGGGTTTGATTTCAATGATTTCAGCGTGTGTTACACCAGCGCGATCTATGTACTGAATGAAGAAATCCGGAATGTACTGATGCATCTTGCCAGTCAATGGACATCTGTAGGGTACTGCTATGCTTTCACTGGCCCACTTGATCACACTGGCGTGCTGATCACAGAAGTTCATAAACACCAGCTCCCAGCTGCTGCGAAACATGGGGTTTCGTTTTCCAATATATTTATCTGGATTTTTCGGAATAAATTTCCCCTGTGCAAACTTGCTCATATTAGGCTCTGATTTCTCTGCGGATATAATCTGGTGTACTGAGATCCAGTGCAATACCAATACGCGCATTGGCCACACGATTTTGATTCATATAGGCTGCTAGATAAGCGTCCTGATCGTAGTCTGACCCCTGAGCACGCAATAGATCCACAAATGCGCCCACTGTGAGGTTGAGATTCTGAGCAATCATCACATAAGCTGCAATATATTCAGGCCACAGTGCTGGATCGCTGACTTTGGATTCAATCAGGTTCTTAAGCACATCATATTGTGTGGCTTCAATACTGGTGTCTATGGGCCCCAGCTGACCCTGTGAATTAAATATTTGTGCCATGGCACTGGTATTTATGCCTTATTTTCCTGGCGGAGTCAAAGTATTACTAATTCGGTTACTGAGATCAGCGCCCGCATGGGGAACCACAATATCCCTGCTGCCATTCTGAATATTTCGTTGAGTGGCCGTCATTGCGGTATTGAGTATGCCCTTGCCTTCCTGCGCCAAACTATTAACCAAGCCAGTAACACCGCCCGAGCTTTTCCAGGTGGCCACAGTTTTGCCAACTGTCAAAACCTTCTGTAATACATTGCCAGTTCCCAAAGAAGTGACCGTATCCAATAACCCACCCTGGCCCAGCACACTAGCATGTGGTGATCCCAGCGGACTTTTGGTTTTATCGTAATAGGTGTTGGTGACCCCTGCCCAGCTAGCCACTTCAGTACTGGCACTATCTAACGGTCCCTGAGCATACAACACCGTTTCGTATTCCACAGTCATGCTATTCGCTGCGTGTTCTGATGAGCTATATTCCAGACTTTCATGATCAAAACTGGAAATAATGGGATTTACCAGCGTGTATTCAGCATAGTGTGGAAATGCGTCCTCATCTGTACCTTTGGCATTCACTGGACGACTGAAGTGATAAATTTTAATACTGTCAAAGAACGGATATATTCTATCCAATGACTGTGTATTGCTGTTGACTGTGTCCAAACCCCAGTGCTGAGCATACTCATTGGTATACATACTATCCACACCATCCAATCTGGGTATCCATTCAGTGGGGACGGGTACGCCTTGATTAGAAATCTTATTGACCCTGCGATATCTAGCATCCTGGATGTAATAAGTGTAATAAGCATCCCAGAAATTTCTCATGACATTGAGAGAATCATCATGAAAACTTAGCTGAATTGGATCATAACTGATCTTGTTGATGCCAATGGTTTGGCGATTATACTGATTGTATCTTTTGGTTTCAAACTTATAGCTGGGTAATTTTACAGTTTTGGCCAGCACACTTACCCGGCCAGTATCAGTCCAGTTTTCACTACCAAATCTTTTAGAATTTGTACCATCAGTGCCGTATTGTCCGCCCATGTCCACACGAGCAGCATTGACGTTATTAATCGCAAAGCTGCTGACATCAAATACAATATGCCACCAACGCTTGGTTTTAGGCAACAAGCCATAGTTACCAGACTTAAATGTCCGCGATGCGTGCTGATAATCCCGGACATTGTCTGTGGTTACTGCGCCTTTGACAACATCTCCCAGAAATCTGGCTGCTGAACCCAATAAACTCATGTGGTTATTAACCTGTGATCACGGAACCCAGAGTACGGCCAATGCTGGCACCAATACCACTGCCCTGAGGTGTCTGTAGTGCGTTGTCGAAAGCAATGCTGAGCGCAATGGTAACTGGACCGCTGTCACCATAGGCTACCTGCTGGTAATCAGCTCCTTTGATATAGCAACCATACAGTTCCCAGGTATCCAGCACTTCAGGAGTCAGTGCTCCATTGCCGCCATCCAGAATTTCACAATTCATCTGAAACTTGTAGTCAATCCCACTACGGGCACTGGCTTGTTCCATGAAGTCAAACTGCTTCTGAACCTGCTCACCCACCAGCTTGCTTACCTGGCCACTGGCATCATCTCTGAGATTCACTGTGGTGTCAGCCCAGGTGGGCTTGCCAGCATACTTAATCTTGCTGTTGTAGATTTCAATCGTCTGTTCGTCAAATGTGACATTGGGACGATTGAAGTCAACTACCTGCTTGGTAAGTTCAGTGGTGCTGCCACTGGCACCGAAATTCAAGAAAGTAATTCTAAAACGATACTTCAGTTTAGGCATCAGCAAGCCCTGGGCTGCTGTTCCTACTCCGAGCGGAACGGTAAATTTTGTAAGGCTGGCAATTGCCATAGTGTTGTCTCCTATTGCTATTATTTATGCCGCTGAGTGAGTAATTTTGGTACCCAATATCAGCTCAGATAAATATAGTTAACATGCCAGCCATAACTAAACCCGAAGCTATCGCGTTAATTTTAAAATATGTCAAGAATGCTCAAAAACCCACACTCAAGACATTTGCCGAAGGCAAACTGATCTCAGTGAAAGCCCTGGGTATGCCAGGAATATCATCGTTGTCGTCACTGTCATCACTATCCAGCTTAACCACAGTAGCTGGTCTGGCCAGCGCGGCAAACTTGCTGGGCAGTGTACCCGGTCTGAGTCAGGTGTCGGGACTCATGGGAAAATTACCCGGAGGTCTGAGCATCAGCGGCCTTACTGGCTCACTGGGTAGCTTAACCAGTCTCACTGGTATGAGCACATTAACTAGCCAGTTTGGTGTTGGAGGCATGTTAGGGTCAGTGTCAGGTGCCCTGGGTGGATTTACTGACAATCTGGGAGGATTAACCAAGGGATTATCCGGAGCAGGATTTAGCGGAATACTCAGCAATCTCAGCAACATATCCGGTGCCTCTATTAACATCAGTGCATTAACCAGCAGTCTGGGATTACCTAATGTAACTAATCTAAGCGACCTATCTAAAAT